AGATCGCACCCCCCACCCCCCAATTTTATAGATGGTTCCATCGCCTGCCCCATACCCCTTGATCCGCACAAATCACGCCGCGTTTTTCCAAATCTCAAAACCCCCCCGTCACTAAATAAAACACCCCTAAAAAATTTTGTATATAAAAAACTTGCAGAATCAGCAATTAAAGTTATACTTATCAAAACTGCAACTTAGCTTGACAGACATGACAGAATACATACCTGATATAGAAGAAAATATTCCGTTGCCCAAAAATGCTGCGGAGGCTTTCCCGGAATTAAGTCCGGCTGAAGAATTAAGTATGCGAGCGAACGCTATCAAGTTGTTTTCAGATCTTACAGGCCAGCCTCTATCAATAGATAAAAATGACATCAACGAAGCTGAGCACCTAGCCCGTGAGATGATTGAGAATCCTCAACATCGTCCTGAGTTTTCTAAATATAAGAACGAAACGCTTGCCTTCCTTGCCGGAATGGTGGCTCAGATGAATATATCTATCGTTGACGATCTTGCTGATCTAAAAATGTACGTGGTCAATAAGCTTGTGGCTGAAGTAGAAAATGCCCGAGACCCCAAGATCCGTGTTGCCGCCCTAGCTAAGTTAGGCGAAGTCGATGGCGTCGATGCTTTTAAGAAGCGTAGCGAGATGACAATGAAGGTGCAGCCTATCGAAGAAGTAGAAAGAGAACTGCTCAAGACATTAGAGAGTATTGAACATAAGGTAATTGAAGTTGAAGCCCGTGAAATTGTGGACAAAGACTGACAAAAACCATGCAACTAACTCAAGAAGATCTATTTAAATTACGTGAAGCCATTCCGCACATGCCGGATGCACAAAAACGACGTACAGTTGAGCTATTAAAGCAATATGAGTCGAAAATAACTCAAGATTTGGGTAAGGAATCATTCTTAGATTTCATAAAACACGTCTATCCTAACTACAAAGTGGGTCCGCATCACTTAAAACTGATCCAAATCTTCGAAGATATCGCTGCTGGTAAGAAAAAACGCGTGATTGTTAATATTGCACCGCGTCATGGCAAGTCAGAATTGATTTCGTACCTCGCTCCGGCGTGGTTTTTGGGTAAATATCCACATAAAAAGATCATTATGGCCTCTCACACTGCTGATTTGGCGGTGGATTTCGGTCGTCGCGTCCGTAACTTGGTTGGTTCTAACGAGTATAAGGACATTTTTTCACAAGTTAGTCTGCAAGCAGACTCTAAATCAGCTTCACGCTGGGGGACAAACTTCAAAGGTGAGTATTTCGCAATTGGTGTGGGCGGCGCTCTTGCAGGTCGGGGTGCAGACTTATTTATTATTGATGATCCCCACTCAGAACAAGAAGCTAAGACTGGTAGACCTGATGTATTTTTACCTGCTTGGGAATGGTTTCAGTCTGGTCCTCTACAGCGTCTTATGCCGGGAGGGGCTATTGTAGTTGTGATGACGAGATGGTCAAAACTTGACCTGACCGGACAGATTGTGACGCAGATGGAGCGTAATGAGGACGTCGATCCGTGGGAAGTAGTGGAATTTCCTGCTATTAAAGAGGATGGCACTGCACTTTGGCCTGAATTCTGGGACGTTAATGAACTGCTGGCTAAGAAAGCTGCTCTAGATATACGGTATTGGAACGCTCAGTACATGCAACAGCCAACTTCTGAGGAAGGTGCGCTAATAAAGAGAGAATGGTGGCAGATATGGGACAAGGAAACCCCTCCACCGTGCGAATTTACCATCATGGCACTAGATGCCGCTCAAGAAACTAATAATAGAGCAGACTATAACTCACTAACTACGTGGGGCGTCTTCTTTAATGAAGAGACAAATAACTACAACATCATACTCCTAAACGCCATCAAGAAGCGACTTGAATTCCCGGATCTCAAACAGCTCTGCTTACAAGAGTACAAAGACTGGGAACCTGACTCGTTTATTGTTGAGAAAAAATCTAACGGAGCCGCACTCTACCAAGAGTTGTATCGCATGGGTTTACCTGTAAAAGATTTTACGCCGGGCAAAGGGCAGGATAAAATCAGTCGAGTGAACGCTATCTCAGATTTATTTTCATCAGGGATAGTTTGGGCACCGGACCACCGGTGGGCGTGGGAACTGATTGAAGAGTGTAATGACTTTCCTAGCGGAGCCAACGACGACCAAGTGGACTCGACAACTTTAGCGTTAATGCGGTTCAGGCAAGGTGGGTTTATCCGACTGCCAAGTGATGAGCCAGATGATGACAATCTTTTATACAGGATCCGTCGTAAAACGGCGTATTACTAAGGAATAAATATGGCTATTGATAAAGCACTATATGCAGCACCACAAGGCATCGACCAAATTGCTGACGGACAAGAACCCCTAGAGATCGAAATTGAAGATCCCGAAAGTGTGACGTTAAGGCATGGGGATACCGAGCTAACGATTGAACCGACAGAAGATACTGATGAATTTAGTGCTAATTTAGCAGAAGAGATGGACGAGAGTCTACTTGCAACGCTAGCGACTGATTTAGTAGGTGATTATGAGTCAGATATAGCTTCAAGGAAAGACTGGATCCAGACCTATGTAGATGGATTGGAGTTGTTAGGTCTAAAGATTGAAGACCGGATGGAGCCTTGGCCCGGTGCATGTGGTGTATATCATCCGTTGTTATCAGAAGCCGTGGTTAAGTTCCAAGCTGAGACCATGATGGAGACCTTCCCAGCAGCAGGCCCCGTAAAAACTCAGATCATAGGCAAAGAAACGCCAGAGAAGAAAGCCGCATCCCAACGGGTGCGTGACGACATGAATTACCAGCTCACAGATGTGATGACCGAGTATAGACCAGAACACGAAAGAATGTTGTGGGGCTTGGGTTTAGCCGGTAATGCGTTTAAGAAAGTGTACTACGATCCGTCAATTGAACGTCAGGTCTCTATGTTTGTACCGGCTGAAGATGTGGTCGTTCCTTATGGTGCATCAAGTCTTGAATCCGCCGAGCGCGTTACACATGTAATGAGGAAAGGTAAGAACGAGATTACCCGCCTTCAGATGCAGGGGTTTTATAAAGATGTAGACCTCGGTGAACCAACGATGGTGATGGACGAGGTTGAGAAGAAGATTGCTGAGAAGCTTGGGTTCCGTGCGACGCAAGATGATCGGTTTAAGTTGTTAGAGATGCACGTCGAGTTAGACTTACCGGGCTATGAGCATAAAGATGAGAACGGTGAAGAGACAGGCTTAGCGCTGCCATATATCGTGACGATTGATAAGGGTAGTAACAGTATTTTGTCTATTCGTCGTAATTGGAGACCGGACGATGAAACTTTTCAGAAGCGACAGCACTTTGTTCATTATGGCTATATTCCGGGCTTTGGCTTCTATTGCTTCGGGCTTATTCATCTCATTGGTGCTTTTGCTAAGTCTGGCACTTCTCTTATACGTCAGCTCGTCGATGCTGGCACCCTATCCAACTTGCCGGGCGGCTTTAAAACCCGTGGTTTGCGAGTAAAAGGGGACGATACACCTATCGCTCCGGGAGAGTTTAGAGATGTTGATGTTCCAAGCGGCACAATGCGCGATAATATCATGCCTTTGCCATACAAGGAGCCAAGTCAGGTTCTGTTTACGTTGTTACAAAATATCATAGACGAAGGACGTAGGTTCGCAGGCGCAGCCGAGTTACAGACATCTGATATGAGCGCACAGTCTCCGGTAGGTACAACACTTGCTATACTGGAGAGAACTTTAAAGATGATGAGCGCGGTACAAGCCCGTGTGCATTACTCGATGAAGCAGGAGTTTAAGTTACTTAAAGTAATTATTGCAGACTATACCCCAGAGGAGTACAACTATGAACCTGACGAAGGTAGCCGCAGGGCTAAGAAGTCTGATTACGACAATGTGGACGTATTGCCAGTCAGCGATCCAAATGCTGCAACGATGGCGCAAAAAGTTGTTCAATACCAAGCAGCCCTCCAGTTAGCCCAGACAGCACCACAGTTATACGATTTACCCTTACTGCATCGTCAGATGCTTGAGGTGTTGGGCATTAAGAATTACCAGAAGCTTGTCCCGATGCAAGAGGACATGCGCCCGCGCGACCCAGTCACAGAGAATCAAAACATGTTGGCTGGCAAACCCGTCAAGGCGTTTATCTATCAGGATCATCAAGCTCACATCACAGTCCACATGGCTGCTGCCCAAGACCCACATATCCAACAACTCGTGTCTCAAAACCCTCAACTAGCTCAGATGGTACAAGGCGCGTTGACTGCTCACGTAGCAGAACACTTGGGTATGGAGTACCGCAAACAAATCGAGCAGACTATGGGAATTACATTGCCACCCCAGCCTGAAGATGCTAACGAAGACGAAGGCAATATGACCCCTGAGATGGAGATTCAGGTATCTCAGTATGCAGCGAGAGCGGCACAACAACTGCTACAGCAACACCAGCAGCAAGCTCAACAAGCAGCACAACAGCAACAACAGCAAGATCCTCTCATCGCCCTCCAGCAAGAAGAACTCAAAGTCAAACAGGGCGATCTTATGCGTAAGACACAGAAAGATCAGACAGACGCACAACTCAAACTGCAACAACAGCAGATTGAAAGGGAAAGGATCGCTGCGCAACAGCAAGCCGCCGGTGCTCAGTTGGCTGCTAAAGCTTTTGGGGATCATGCCCAGAGAGAGTATCAACATAAGTCTGAAGGTGCAAGGATAGGTGCAGATGTCGTTAAACATGTTAGTAATTTAGCACATCAAAAAGAACAAGGCGCTCAACAGGCTCAGATGCAAAGAGAGCAAATGGCACAGCAAGCTCGTCAAGCCGAGCAAGCAGCTAAACAAAAACCAGAAGGTAAACCCACCAAAAAAGGTGAATGATGGACTTCGATAAAGTCGCAAATCTGCTTTTGCAGAACATAGATCAGAAAGTTTTACAACTCCAAGAAACCCTTGGTGCATTTTCGGCTAAGAGTTTTGAGGAGTACAGCAGTATGTGTGGTGAGATTAAAGGTCTTCTTACCGCACGGCGTTACATAACAGACCTTAACAAAGAAATGGAGCATTCTGATGAATGAAATCCTTATTGGCACAAACCCCAATAATCCCCAAGTAGTAGGTAGTTACAAACCCGAGGCCACCGCCGAGGAAAAAGCAAGACAACTCCCCCGCCCTTCTGGATATCACATCCTTTGTGCTATTCCGGAGATTGATGATATGTACGAGAGTGGATTGGCGAAAGCTGATGAAACAGTTCGTATAGAAGAAACCTTAACCACGGTTTTATTTGTGGTTGCTCTTGGCCCTGATTGCTATATGGATAAAGATAGATATCCAACCGGCCCTTGGTGCAAAGTAGGTGATTTCATCTTGGTGCGACCTAATGCAGGTTCAAGGCTAGTCATACACGGTCGTGAATTTCGCATGATTAACGAGGATACCGTTGAAGGGGTTGTAGATGACCCACGCGGTATCCGCAGGAAATAAGGAGTTGGTATGAGTGAATTTAAATTTCCCGATGAGCTGGAAAAAGACGTTGAAAGTAAGATTGACGTAGAGATTGAAGACGATGAAGTAAAAGTCGAAATCGAAGACGATACGCCACCTGAAGATAGAAATGTCCAACCCCTCCCGGAGGAGATGGCTAAAGAATTAGAGAAGGCTGACGAGTCTGACGAGTATTCAGCTAATGTTAAGAACAAGTTTAAGCAGTACAAGAAAGCTTGGCATGATGAGCGTAGGGCTAAAGAAGCTGCCTTCCGTGAACAGCAAGAAGCACTTGCAGCTGCTCAACGAATTCTTGACGAGAATAACCGTCTTAAAGCTATGTTGGCTAATGGTGAGAAAGAACTCATCACAACTTATCAGAACTCCGCTGAACTGGAGCTAGATAAGGCTAAAAAGAATTATCGTGAGGCTTATGACTCAGGTGATTCAGACCGTTTGTTGGAAGCTCAACAAGAAATGATTGCTGCGACCATGAAATTGGATAAGGCAAAAAATTTCAAACCGACTGTACAAACAGAAGAAAATGAGTTAAAACAACAACGGACACAGCAGGCTCAACCACAGCAGCAAATGGATCCAAAAGTAGCCCAGTGGGTTGCTAATAATCCTTGGTATGTTGATCCCGAAAAGAAGTCTATGTATCATTACGCAATCGAGACGCACAATAAGATTGCAAGGCAATACGGACAAGCTTTCGTAGGAACGGATGAGTACTTCAAGCTGATTGACAAAAGCGTACAGAGCAGATTCCCAGAAGAATTTGATCTAAAACAAAACGATGAGGCAGAAAAACCTCAACGTACAAAACCTAGTACGGTAGTCGCTCCGGCAAAAAGAAGTACAGCTCCCAAAAAAGTTGTATTAACTAAATCTGCCGTAGCTATAGCCAAAAAGCTTGGCGTAACCCCTGAGCAATATGCTCGAGAAATGAACAAGCTGGAGGCTTAATCATGTCTACTAACAATCGTATTACCCGCGAACTTGAAACCCGTGCATTGACGGAACGTCCCAAGCAGTGGATGCCACCAGAATTGCTACCGGAACCCGATAAGGANCCAAGTTACGCGTATAGATGGATTCGTTCTTCTACACTTGGTACGGCTGACCCCCGTAACCTATCTGCCAAACTCAGAGAAGGTTGGGAACCTGTCAAGCTAGAGGAGCAATTGAAGTTCCAACTGCTAGTCGATCCGACGAGTCGGTTTAAAGACAACATCGAGATCGGCGGG